TCTCTCTAATCCCATATGTACCAACGGATTAGAGAGATTTTTTTATTAAAATAGTTTTTGTAGTTTTTCTACCTTGTTTGATTAACTAACTGTTTTGCCATATAATCTCTTTAAGGAGGTTTATTATGGATAAAACAAGTAAAATGATATTTGAATATATTAATCAATTACCTAATAAAAAATTACGTTATACTAATCCCGATATTGATAAAGCTGCCAATAAATTAAATATTGATCCAAGTGAATTTCTGAAATGTATAGAATATTTAAGAAATGATGGAACTTTAAAAGAAAGTCGTGGCGAAATCGGAATTAAATATATCGAATTATCGCATCCTAGCTTACATATCAAAGAATTTAAAAGAATTCAATTCAAAAATTATTTAAAAAATAATCTCATTAGCATCATAGCGCTTTTTGTCTCAATAATTTCTTTAATTATTTCAATTTTTTAGTTATAAAAATACCGATATAAGAATTGCTATTGTGGATATGATTAAACTCAAAATATCTATCACATTAGCTTTTTTATCTTTTTTCATTAATTGTTGTTACTCTCCTTCAATCATTTTTCTAATATTTTCAACTGCATTATCTTCGATTGCTTTAATTTCAGTTGTCATTGCCGTTATTTTTTTGCTGTGCTTATTTTCAGCGATGCATCCTAAACAAATTAATGTATTAAAGATTTCCTGAGCATAATCCCTTATTTTCTGCAGTCTTTGCAGATCATTAAATTCTTCATAAGTTATCTTCATTTTGTTTCTATTCTCCATCTCTTGCCCATCTGAGCCTGAACATAGGTTTTTTAACCTTGCCGTTGCAGTAGTCCGAAACTGTCTGCCTGCTTATATGAAGGGCTTTTCCTGCTTCTCTAGTACCCTTATAAAAGCATTTATTTTCCATATCATATACAAGTCTCTGCATACGTGTTCTTCCGCCGTACAGTGTACCAAGTTCCTTATTAGACACTGCTTTTAAATTAACTGCTGCATTGTCGCTCTGTACTTTGTTCCGATGAACAATGTTATATCCATCGGGAACCGTACCGATAAACAGCTCATATACAGTTCTTGAAATCGATGTTTCTTTACCGTAGACCTTTACAACCCACAATTCTGAACCTTTCCTGTGACTGACTTTATACGGCTTCAAAAGACGTTCTTTATGCCTGTATATCCGTTTTACACGTCCGTATGATGAAAAATAATAATCTGTACCGCGGTACTGCTTCCACAGCTCTCCCTTAAGATTTTCTATCATTTCATTTTCGCCATCCTTGAAACAATGTCACTTATGCAGGTCTGTTCTAGAAGCGTTTCATTTTCATAAGAATGTGTAATAAACATTCCGATTTTACTCCACTTGATTTTTTCAACTATTTTATTCTTCTCATGATTCCATGTATTTCCTCTCATTTTTGTTTCAAAAACAACTATGCATGAACCGTCGTCAAGCGGTCTTGACTTCCTGTATCTGGCAAATTCTGAAACACTGATGATTTCATAATTGTCTTCATTTTCAATCCATTGTTTTCTTTCATTATTGTTTTTTAACATCTATAGCTCTCCTTTTTCCTAAAAATGGTGCAAATAAAAACAGTACCCTAAAAACACTGTTAAAAACCTATATATTTTTTATTATCCCGACGATAAAATCGAAAATGATACCAGAAGCTCCCGCGGCTATAAAACCTACCAAAATAATAATTAAAACAATCGTATAAAAGCCTCTGGCATTAAGCCTGTTAATGTATTTTTCCATTCTCGATATCCTTTATTAGATTATCGACAAGATGTGAGCTTATGCCTACAATTGAAGGATATGTAGATTCTTTACAAAGAGAAAATCCCGCAGCATCTGGATACGCTTCGATAAGCTCCTCTAAAGTGTTACAATCAACAACGCGTTTTATTTCATTTAAACGTTCAATAATTTCTTTATTCACCTTTGACACACTCCTTTTTATAGTCTATAATTAACGTGGTTTCATTGATTAGCTGCTACTGGACATAGCAGCTTTTTTTCGTTCTAATTCAGCAAAATCAAAAACCTGCTTTGCAGTTAGACCTACGTAATCTAACAGATATTTAGAACGAATTCCCAAGAAAACACGTTTACCGCTTTTTTCTACCATGCAAGTAATTTCTTCGTTTATTTCATTAGCTCTTTTGTCGCTGCATGGAATAAATTTTTTTATATCTGCAATATTTGCATAACCCTTCATCAAAACCTTTTCACGCTCAATATTTATGGTTTTTAATGTTTTCTTATGTGCCATATCGATACTCCTTTCTTTTTTGATTTATTTTTCACCTTTGCTATAATTTATTTATCGACACTGCAATGTCGAAATTCAAATGAAAGCGAGGTGAGAATATATGAAACTAAACCCTAAATGTGTCCGAGATACCCTTATTGCTCTAGAAGATATGTCTAATTTAAATGATGAATTAACACCAAAATGGTTAACAATACAAGATTTTGAAAAAAATCCAAATACTTCAAAATATTCTAAAAAAGAAATCGTTTATACACTTAGAAAATTAAAAGAAGCTGGCTTGATCGTTGCTGATTTTCGATATGCAAGTAACGAATTATATTTAGCAACTATTACAGAATTAACCTATGATGGTCATCAATATTTAGAAGCTATATCAAATTCAAAAATATTTGATATGGCAATGAACAAACTGGATGAACTTGGTACGGGAATCACACTAGAGCTTCTTAAAGCACTATGTACTAAATTGCTGAAAGAAAAACTAGGTTTATAATTTTCTATAAATATCCACTAAATCTTCATAGTAAGTGGATATTTTTTTATATAAATTTTCACTCATTTTAATAAAAATCTCTTTGTTGAAATATCCGCATTCAGTTTTACAGTCAAGATACAACATATTTAACATTTTGCAGAGTTCCACATTCAAAATCCTGTCAAGAAATATCTCTGCATTAAAAAGTGTTTTATTACTTTTAATACTCTCTAGACACAGTTCAATATCTATATCGTTAGAATTTTGCTTATACTCTTTTTTGTTTTCATCAATAATATTAGAGTCACAATATAATTTATCTTTATACCCCATCAGTATCTTAATATCCATAAGGTGCTGATTTATTTCTTTTAGTTCCTTAATAACTTCACTTTGTGATTCCTCTTTTAACATTAATTCAAACGCTTCATCTTCAACAATACCACCACTCTCTAAAATCTCTCTCGTTGGATGTTTTGACATCTAGTTCACCTCATTCACACTTGAAATTTCAATTTGTAGATTATGATCAGGTCTCCACCCCTGCAAATACTCTTTTGCCTTTTCGAAGTCTATCTTTAGAGTATCCCTATAGCTTGGAATCTTGAAATAATCTTTATAATCTCTCCAAAGTTGACAAAACACCTTGTGATGAAGTTCTAAATACGCCTGACTGTCTTTACCTCCCAAGACTCTAACTGCTGTTGCACTTGCGATTTTTCTTAGTGTGTACTGCTTTCTGCTGTCTACAGTAGTTGTGTTTTCTAGATTAGTTACGCGACTGTCGATGTGTTCAACTTTTTCATCAACTTCAACTAATGCCTGATTTTGTAATTTCAACAACTGCATTGCTGACATGCTTTTTACTTTGAAATATGTTTCCTCTAAAATATCAAACTGTTGCCACGCTCTATCTGTGTCTAAGATTTTAGAGTGACGATTTGCTCCACGTTCGGTCCATAGATATAGATGCGGTGTTCTTGGATTGACTAGGTTAGTATCACTAACGTAGTTCTTAAACTCTTTAAGATCATTGCCTTTTAATAAAAAATAATCTTTACCTTCTGTAAATCTTTCTTTGTTGTTATTAAAATTAAACTTAATATTGTTCGCATTCGTTTCATAAACTTCTGCTAGTTGATGAGTTGTTAAAACTCTTATTCCTTCATGTTCAATAATTTGTAAATTATTCATAAAATCCTCCTTAGACTATTTTTTATGTGTTAAAACGTATATACATATAAATTCAATAAATACACAGAGCAGTAAAAATAAGATTATCCAGATCATATCAATTACCTAATTTCTTTATCAGCATATACATCAGTAAATCACGATTATCGCATTCTTTAGCCAGTGCAATCATTAGTCTGTATCTGCTTAAATTTGCTCCAATCAAATCATCAAAACCGTTTATAAACCCATTTCCAAGATTTAGGCTAAGCATTGTTTTAGCCAGTTTTATCTGACACCAGTCATTGCATGAAAGATTAGATTTCATGTAATCATCAAATTCAGCTTCTGTTTCTATAAGTTTATAGTTACCCTTTTCTTTAAATATTTCCTTTGGTGTCTTAACACTAATGACCTCATATTCTAAAATATCTTCTGAATCAATAAACCATCTATCATCATGAAGTTTAAATTCAATAATCTTTTTTGCTTTTCTCTTTTCCTGATTCACTTTACGTTCAACACACTCATCATAAGTGTTAGGAAATTTATCATCACAATATCTAATAATTTTGAAGTTGTCTTTATGATTGGTTTCAATAATTTCATCTTTCTTTACTGTTATTGAAAAACCATACCAACCCGATTTACTATAAATGATGGTGAATTCATCCTGATCAATTAAATCCTTTTGTTTTTTAATCATCTAATGTCCTCCTTTTCATTTTTTTGAATCTGT